GATGGGACGTGGCGTGCGCCGAGTGAGGTACCTGGAGGCGGCGGCGCCTGTGACCCATGGGATCTCGTTGATCGGTACCTCGACGGGGAGATTGCAGAGGAAGACCTCTAGCCTATTGGTATTGCGAAGAGGCCATACACGACACGGTGTCAGTGTGGCACGCAAGAAGAAGAGGAGATCGGATTCATGGCAGACAGAGAAGACATCATCACGCCGGTCGGTACGTTGAAGTACGTGTTCTTCAACGAACCTCGTGACTTCGAGGACGACGGTAGGTTCAAGTATGACTGCAAGTTCGTCCTGCGTGGCGCTGACTCGGAGGCGCTCAAGTCGAGCATCGACGCGGTGTGTCGCGACGGCATCGGCAAGCCGGCCACGAGCCTGAAGCACGCAGTGTGGAAGGACGTCGAGGAAGACGGCGACGAGTACACGGAGTTCACGTTCAAGGTGAACGCGATGGGCACGTCGAAGGGCGGCAAGCCGTACTCACGCAAGCCGATCTTCCTGCAGGCGGACGGCACGCCGTTCGGAATGGAGGAGCCGCAGGTCGGAGCAGGCACGCGGGCGCGCATCGCGCTGACCCCGTACTGCTGGTCGACGAAGAAGGGAGACAAGCCGACGGGCCTGACGCTGCAGCCGCGGGCCGTCAAGATCATCGAACTGGTGGAGCGCAAGGTGCGCGACGCTGGGCACTACGCCTCCGCCTTCGAGGCCGAGGAAGGTGCCACCGGGGGCAATGGAGCTGTGGCGCCGAAGGCCGCGGACTTCTGAGGAGGAAGGATTCATGTTCAGAACGCAGAACGCAGAGAAGGAGTTCGCGACGGTGGAACTCCTAGGTCACGAGAACGGTGTCGACATCGTCGTCGACGATCAGGTCGTGGCGTGCTTCGACAATGAGACCGGGCGACTCTGCCTGGTGGCGCTCGAGGAGCCGTACAGCGAGTTTCTGGCGATTGGGGCGGACATGTTCGTGGCCGTCGAGCGTGACGGAGAGTTGGTGGGGGAAGGTCAGTGCTCCCTCGAAGAGGCCGAGGGTCGGGTGCGCTACGCTCAGATTTCCGCGCGCGCCGATCTACCGTTCTAGATCATGCGACGAGGGGGACACCGCGGCATCAGGACGAACGGCAAGCGGTCGAAGTTCGAGGACTCGATCGCGAAGAGCCTCGATGCCCGCGGGATCTCCTACGAGTACGAGAAGCGTCGGCTGAGCTACGAACTGCCGCGCGTCTACATCCCTGACTTCGAGCTGGCGAACGGCATCATCGTCGAGGCGAAGGGGTGGTTCAAGCCGGAGGATCGGCGCAAGATGATCGAGGTCCAGCGCGTCAACCCCTCCGCCGACATCCGTTTCGTGTTCCAGACTGCTAGCCTGAAGCTATCGCGTGGCACGAAGTCTGCAACGTACGGCCAGTGGGCCACACGACACGGCTTCATCTGGGCGGAAGGCACAGTGCCTGACACCTGGGCTGCCGAAAGTAGGAAGGAAAGGTAACACCATGCCGATCACGACTGGAGCCATCGGCTCCCCTTGGTTGCTGAAGCTCTCTTCGGACTTCCGCGATCGCTTCAAAGCGAAGGTTCAGATCGAAGTCGACCACGACATCTGGATCGGCGGCGTTCACCACTCCGACGGGCGATCGAACAATCGCGGCACGATCAAGGCTGGAGTCCGCCTGGCGAACGGCCGGTACCCGAACATCTTGGCGCCGGTCGCTTCGATCCGCTTGGGAGAGTTCGATGGCGAGACGGTGAACATCGTCGGGCTCTGCGCCGCGCATGCCTATGGTTGCGACATTGGAATGTGTACGCGCCTCAGCCACCTCTACATCACCACCCAGCAGGGAAACAGTCGTGATCGTTCGATGGTTCGCTTCGGCCGCTTGCGGCGCGAGCGGATGTACCGCAAGGCTCTCCTGCCCGCGCTGATGGATGGCGCCGGCTTGCGCCCCGGTCGCCGGCCCGGGGAGATCCTGATCCTGCGAAAGAAGAGTGAGACCATTTCCCCTCTCGATTTCGACCGGTAGCTGGTGGGAGACTTCACGCATCACGAGCCCTGCACGACCTGCGGCAGCAGCGATGCACGTGGGGTCTACGCCGACGGTACGTCCTATTGCTTCTCGTGCACAACCTACTTCCCTGCTGATGGAACGGGGCGCTCCCCGGATGACGGAGCCGAGGGTGTTGTTACCGCCCCCGTGCTCCTCTCCGGGGAGCCTACCGGCCTGCCCGCGCGGCGCCTCACCGAGGCGACCTGCGCGAAGTACCGCTACCTCGTGAACGCCGAGGAGAACGTCCAGCTCGCCACCTACTTCGACAAGCAAGGTCGGCCGTGCGCGCAGAAGGTCCGATCTGCCGGGAAGAAGTTCCGCTGGGTAGGTCGCCCGAAGGACGCGATGCTCTTCGGCCAGCAGCTTTGGCGCGACGGCGGGCGCCGTGTCGTGATCACCGAGGGCGAGGTCGACGCGCTGACGGTGGCCCAGGTGTTCAAGCTCACCTGGCCGGTCGTGTCACTCCCCAACGGAGCGCAGAGCGCGCGAAAGGATCTCGAGAAGCACCTGGAATGGCTCGAGTCCTTCGAGCAGGTCGTGATCATGTTCGACATGGACGAGCCCGGGCAGAAGGCGGCGGCCGAGGTGGCCGAGCTGTTCACCCCAGGCAAGGCGCGCCTGGCCGCGCTGCCGCTGAAGGACGCGAACGAGATGCTGGTCGCCGAGCGCGGCGCGGAGATCGCCCAGGCCGTCTTCGACGCTCGCTCGGTCCGGCCGGACGGAATCGTGAACGGCGCGGAGCTGTGGGACACGATCTCGCTCGAGCTACCGCGCGGCCTGAGCTACCCATGGCCGACGCTCGACAAGATCAGCCACGGCATGCGGAGTGCCGAGATCGTGTGCTGGTGCGCGGGGACCGGTCTCGGGAAAACCCAGTTCGTGCGCGAGGTTATGTACCATCTTGCCATCAAGCAGGGCCACAAGGTCGGCGTGATCGCGCTCGAGGAGTCGACCCGCGACACCGGTCTTGGCCAGATGTCGCTGCACGGGAACCTACGCCTGCACCTCCCGGACGTCCGGCGCGCGGTGGCGCCCGCCGAGCTGCGCCGCCTGTTCGAGGAGACGATGGGCACCGGGCGCTTCGCGATGTACGACCACTTCGGCTCGCTGGAGGCCGCGACGCTGATCCCGAAGATCCGCTACCTCGTACTCGCGGAGAAATGCAAGTGGATCGTGCTCGACCACATCAGCATCGTGGTGTCGGGCTACGCCGCCGAGGGCGACGAGCGCAAGCGCATCGACGAGCTGATGACGAAGCTGCGCTCGCTCTGCCAAGAGCTGGGCTTCGGCCTGCACATCGTGAGCCACCTTCGTCGCGGCGCGGGAGAGAAGTCGCACGAGGAGGGCGGCCGGGTGACCCTGGCTGACCTGCGTGGCTCCGGCGCCATCGGCCAGGTCTCGAACATGATCTTCGCGGTGGAGCGGAATCCCCAGGCGCACGGTGAAGCGAAGAACCGCTCGCACCTGCGTGTGCTCAAGAACCGCTTCAGCGGCGAGCAGGGCGAGGCGGGGGCGCTGACGTTCGACAGCAAGACCGGCCGGCTGACTGAGGTGTTCGGGGACAGCGACACTATGACGACACCGGAGCCACTACCTGAGACGAAGGGGGACTTCTGACATGCTGATGTTCGGCCTGGCCATGATCGGGATTGGAGTCCTGGCGATGCTGCTCCCGAGTCCAGGACCGTTCGGCCACGGGGCCGACTTGGCGAACGCAGCCACTCATTGCCCGAAGTGCAAGCGCGCGCTCCCGGGCTGCTACAAGGTGGGCCGATGAGTATCAGAATCGTCTTCGACCTCGAGACCACGCCGATTGGGCCCGACCCGCGGCACCTCCCCGGGCGCGTGTGGTGCGTGGTCGCGCGTGACGTCGACACTGGCGTCGAGAACGTGTTCCTCGAGAGCGCGCTGCTCGACGCTGCCGACTACCTCCGCCAGGCTGACCTCCTGATCGGCCACAACATCGCGAAGTTCGACGTGCCGATCATGGAGGCCCTTGGCCATCCGGTGCGCGGTCCGTGGGGCGAGGGCCACCTCTACGACACCCTCTGCGGCTCGAACCTGGTCTTCGCCAGCAACCGTTACGAGCGCATGATCGCCTTCCGCAACTCTGCCGGCCGGGACGAGGAGAAGCGCGAGCGCAAGCTGCCGCGCCGGTTCCTCAAGGCCCACTCGCTCGAGTCCTGGGGCTACCTCCTGGGCCGGAAGAAGCTGCACGCCGACGTCGACCTGTCCTTCTACGAGAAGTTCTCCGACGAGCTGCTCGAGCGCTGCCGCCGCGACGTAGAGCTGAACGTCGAAGTGTTCCGCAGCCTGACCTGCGTCCCGGCGGAGCGCGGCTGGCCGGCCATGCCGCTCGAGCCAGTGATAGTTGAGTCCGAGTTTGCCTACCTGCTGGGGGCGCAAGAGCGCAATGGCGTCGGTTTCGACCGGGAAGCCGCCGAGGCGCTCGAGCGGACGCTCGCTGTCCGCCGCGCGGAGCTGACCACCAGCCTGCAGGCTGCCTTCCCGGCCTGGTACGCGCCGAAGAGCGGGCAGAAGGGCCACGACCCGGAGATGCCGCGGCGCGACGGGGACGCCGGCTACACCGTCCCGAAGGCGACCCGCAACATGAAGCCTACAGCTTCCCGCCCATGGCCGTCCGTGGAAGGCGGGACCCACACGAAGGTCGGGCTGGTCGAGTTCAATCCGGGATCCGGTCACCACATCGCGCACGTACTGCGCGCGAGAGGCTGGCGCCCGACCGAGTTCACCGACAAGGGCGACGTGTCGACGACGGAAGACGTCCTCGCGCGCCTGGACTACCCCGAGATTCCGACGCTGCTCGAGTACATGACCGTCGATAAGCGGCTGGGCTCGCTCTCCGAGGGCCCGAAGAGCTGGCTGAAGTCGGTGAAGCCCTCTGGGCTGATCCACGGCCGCGTGAACCCCACCGGGACGCGCACGTCGCGCTGCTCGCACGTCGGCCCGAACCTCGGTCAGGTTCCGAAGAACAAGTCCCCCTACGGCCGGGAGTGCCGCAGCCTGTTCCGTCCGACGCGATCAGACTGGGTGATGGTCGGCGCCGACGCGAGCGGCCTGGAGCTGCGTATGCTTGCCCACCGTCTGGCGTTCTACGATGGCGGCGCATTCGGCGTGACCCTGCTGTCCGGCGACCCCCACGAGGAGTGGCGCCTGGCGACCGGGATGTTCTACCGCGAGAACCAGAAGACGTTCACCTACGCGATGCTCTACGGCGCCGGCCCCGAGAAGCTCGGCCTGATCATCTTGGCCGACTGGCGCGAGGCTTTCGAGAAGAGGCTGACCACCGATCGCCCGCCGCGGCTGGGCGCCGCCATCGACCTCGGGAAAACGGCCCAGGGGCGGCTGTTCCGCAACGTCCCGGCGCTCGCCAGTCTTGTGGCGGCGATCCGCGGGAAGCACGAGCAGGGCTGGTTCCGGGCGCTCGATGGGCGGATCCTGGCGATCAAGAGCGAGCATAGCGCGCTGAACGATCTCTTGCAGAGCGACGGCGCGATCGTGATGAAGCACGCGCTGCTGGGGCTTGACTGGAAGCTGACCGCCGCCGGCCTGCGGCACGGCACGGAGTTCGCATACCTACTGAACGTCCATGACGAGTGGCAGATCGAGACCTACCGGCATTGCGCAGACGTGATCGGGGAGCTGGCGGTGGACGCGATCCGTGCGACTGGCGAAAGTCTCGGCCTCCGCTGTCCGCTAGACGGCGAGTTCAAGGTCGGAAACAACTGGAGTGAGACACACTGATGCTGCTCATCGACGGCGACGTTCTCGTCTACCGCTTCGCTCACAGTGAGCAGAAGACGACGCGCTGGCATCGCGACCTCTACA